GAGCCGATGGGATTTGTGCCTCCTCCCCCGTGAGAGTTGCCAGGATTATGAAAGCATTTGTTATGTAAATCACTCCATATAAAACCATTCAGTTTGCAACATTCAGGCGTAGCATCAGCAGGTAACCCTGTTTCTATGTCTACAAAATCAACAGTACCGTCTGCGTTTAATCCAAATGTTGCTACTTGTAAATTGCAATCCGAACTAATTAGGGCATTTGGCGCATTGATTACTTTGATCAATTCTGCATTGCATAGCTTCTCCCCGTCAAGCGTGAAGTTTTTTAAACTTAGTAGTTTCCAATATGCACCTTCGATGTAAAGTAAATCATTAAACTTTAAGTCATATACATCAGTAGCATTGAGCGCAAACTTAGCTGTCATCAATCGGCTTTCGTCGCCGTATATCTCATTCATCATACGCAACCAGTACACCTCAAATAACTGTTGTTTTGTGTAACCGTTAATTGGTGGTGTGTTTAGGTTGTCAGGGTAGCTGTAACCCCAATGCAAAGACAGGGTACTTTCCGTTACACCATAACTATTGTTTTGTGAAAAGTATGGATAGACAGCACTGTCTTGTGTGCCGTATTTAAACGTGTGTCCATTGCCTATAGATTGCAAACCGTTGTAGTACGCTAGGACAGGTTTACAAGCAACAAATTCTTTTAAGTATATATTATCATTTTGCGCCCAATTCCAAAAGGCAGGGACAAGAACATTAGGGACTAAGCTAGATGTGTTGTTTTCTGAATTCTGATAAATTTTGCGCAGGCGTAACGGTTGGAAAATGTCGCTTGTTTTTATCTCACCTGTGGAAAAGTCGTTGTCTTCATTTTCAAATATGTACGTACCCTTCACTCTTTTTTGGTGATGCTGAAACCATTCGTTCAAAAAATCTTCTCCTTCACCGTCCGAAAACGTAATTGATTTCTTTTGATACTTCGTGGTTGGCTCAATCGTTATGCTGTCTGCATCGACTTTATTTGTCCAATCTTTACCTACTCCTGTATCCCACCATGTTTCCCAAGGCTCAACATATATAGTACCTACGGCATCGCGATCTGTAACCATGCGCAAGTTGAACTTCTCAAATACAGCTTTGAGCCATTTGTCAACAGTAACATCAGGAAAGTTTGATGATACGTCAACTATAGTAGTTGAGATGCTAGAACTTTCTAAAGTAAAATATGAAACTAAATCGCCATCGTTCGTAGTAATTCTTGTTGCGTCAACCGAATTGCTTGTGCTACACTCTACCTCTACTACATCGCCTTGGGAAAGCTGCAAATACGACTGGCTCTGAATGACATTAACTACTAATGGGTCACAAGTATTTACGAAATTCGTGCCGCTATAACTGTTGCCGTTTTGTGCAAATCGAACATTGACATTGAATGATTCGGTTGAAGTATAATTTGGAACATCAACAAGCAACATAGTTTGTAGCAAGTAGTACCCATCAAATGGCGCAATAAATTGCCCATTAGTTAGCAAACCGTCAGGGTCATAAAATGGGTTGCCTGTTTCGAGATTAAAATTTAAGGTTTGATATATTCCTGTTTGTGATGTCAGAATGTTTAGCGCAGATGTTAAGCCTGTTTTAAACCCATAAGTTGCCCTTGATTGTACCCTTTCAGTTTCTGTAGCAAGAAACATATAGATTTTATTGAAGTCTGCACTATCAAAAAAATCGCTGTCGTACACAAACCCTGCATATTCAAAAATATATTGAATCAAGTATTGAATCCTGATTGCAGGTTTTAAGTTTACAGGGTCTAAGCCACCTGTTCCTAAGCTGTAACCATTAGCATCAAACATAAATCCTGCGCTTGTTGTGCCTGCGGATTCTGCGTTAGTCGCACTGCTTACCCCATAGTCTGCTAATGGGTATACTATAACTCCACCTCCTACATTCCCCGTAGTTATGTCTGTCAATGACCAACTAGAAATGATATTGTCCCACGTTAAAAAATGGTCTAGGTCAGTATCTACTGTGCCTGCCTCAGTAATAAATAGCTGCTCCCATGACAAGTCTTTAATTGTTTCAAACAGCTTTGCCAACTCTTCAAATACTACTACGGTATACTCTTCTTCTGTTGCGTTTAACAGTTGCATAATACCTGACATAACCAAGATTCCATTGTCGTACACATCAACGCTAGTACGCTTGGTTGCCTTAAATGTCCCTAAACTTACATTGTAGTCATAGTAGAATGAAAAGAACTTTAGGTTCTCACGTGTAGCAGGCAGCTTAAAATTAAAGCTGTAAGGTGATCGGTTAGCAAAAGGTTTTGCTAAATCTTGAAATTGGAAGTTTAACTGAATTGGTACTTTAGGTGTATCTAACTGTACCTGGTTTGTTCCGTCTTGTGAAGTAGCTATTAATTGTACCATTACCTAGTTGGTCGTAATCGTGAAATGTCTACCTGTAACTCATAAGAAGTCAAGCCATCATTAACAGATGTTTTGCGTTGGAACGAACCATCTGCCACTACGACTCGTACAGCTTTGTTCTTGTCTGCCCCTGTAGAGTTTGTGCCGTAGTTATCGCTGCCTGTCATGTATACTCGCTCGCTATTCATAAGCGACATCATCAAAGGACTTAATGTAGCAGGGTCACCAAACGCTGTATTTAACTTAAACGAAGTAGTCGTTACGCTACTTGCTTGTGTCTTGCCTCCTTCGTAGCTGTACTTGCTGTAAGCTGTTGCTTCTTGTCCGTTTGCATCATAGCTGTTACCTCCAATCTCCCTGTACTCTGTTCGCTTAATGTTTTGCCTTAACTCTGACTTGCCATTAAACACAAGGCTATCCAATCCACCTTTGCTGTTCCACCAGTGCAAGGTGTAAAACTCGCCTGCTTGCTGAAACTTGTTGCAGTCTAAACGTTCAAATCTGTAGGTAGCTGAAGAAGCATTGCCTGCTGCTGTTTCTAAAAGGGTAATGTCATAATGTGTCCATCCGTCATTATTGCTTGCGCTTGGGTTTATATCTGTTGCTTGTTGACTAATCCAATTAGCTGTACCACAACCGAAGTATAGTAGCCTTTCCGCATCTGTATTCGTTGCTGACGTAGGATCAGCACCGCCTGTAGTAGAGTTGTTTATAATCTCAGTTGAACTTAATAAGGTTGACCCGTTAAAGTATTCGACTTCAATATGCCTTCCTGAAGCAGTTGAGGTATTGATGAAAGCTAGTGTTGCCCAAGTCGTTTTGCCTGTATCATACACTACGTAATTTTTGTACACTCCTCCCACTAAAGGTGTGTCAGAAAGAAACAAAGCGTTAGCATCATCGGGTATGTATGAATCGCTATCTGTTGTTTCAATTACCGTTGACGTAGGCAGGGTAAAATTGCCTGATACTAACTGAACTGTTTGATCGGTTTCATCGTCAAGCGTTAACGTAGGTTGTAAATTTGCTGCTGTTGCCGAATAGTAACCAAAGCGCATTGTTACAGTCTTAAATGCAGATGTGTTTGTGCTTAGTAAATTGCCTGCTGACTGACCTAAAAACCACTTGTTCTCGTCAGGCTTCACAAATTGAGCCGCAACAATTCGTGTGTTAAAAACAGCGCAGTCAGCATTGTTTGGTAGTTGCGATAAAGTAGCCTTGATTGCTAAATCAACAATTACCGCGCAAGCATACCTGTACTTAAAATCTCCTATGTTGTCCTCATCTTCAACCACATAGATTAGTTCGTCATACGCACCGCGTAAACCTTCGCTTGTTTGTCTTACGTTATATGCCATTACCCTAAATTGATTGTGACTGTGTATTCTTTGCCAAAGTTGCTGTTGTAGAATAGCTGCAAGTCTTTTGTTAATGCTGCGCCTAACTTGCGCTGTGCTTGTTTTTCTGCATGGTCAAATGCTAGTGCATAGTAACCAGTCGGCTTAATGCCTGTCAAGTAAACGCTTCTCGCTATCCTTTGGGACATAGCATCGTAACTTAAAAACCTTCCTTTCTTATCTCTCCAAGACTGATTGCTTATCCCACGATCAGTTATCCACTTTCTGATTGCAGGCTTCAACGCTCCCTTCTGACCTGTCCCACTTCCAAATTGATATTCGCTTTCAGGTGCTTTTGTAGAAGATGCTGCACCTTTTACTCCTTGCTCTACAAAATCCCAATAAGGGACATCACCACCAAACGACATAGTTAGACCCGTAGCCGTTTCTGATAGTTCAAACCCAAGTGATTCAGACAAAGCACCCGTAACCACCTTGTCCTTTTCTACTAGAATGCTTCGTGCCTCTGACACAACATAGCCTCCCAAGTCTTTGATAGCTTTCAAAAACTTAGGCATCTTTAGCAAGTACCTGTTTTGCCCTACGTTAATTTCTACTTCTAGCTTAGTCATAAGGAGCAATGCAAAGGTTTAATGGCGTAGGTAGTTTAATCTCAAACTGCGTACTCCACCCTGTAAGTAAATTGTCAAACCTAGCTGTAAACGGTGTGCAGTTCAAGGGTAGTTCGAAACTCCAAGCATTAGATATTTCGCTTCCCTGGTTTACGTTAAATACAAATTGGCTTGCTACGTCTTGCAGTAACAGATAAGTTTCCGTGTATATCTGTGTAATGACTTCCTGCTGTTTCTCTATTACAAGATCACCTACTATGATTTCATACGAAAAAACAGTAGCCCCACCTTCCATCGTTGCGCCTGTGCATTGACCATACAGTAACGGGTAGTCAGTCACGTTTAACTTCTCCATGTCTAGCGTATCAATAGTAGACGTATGGAAACTTTTTAGCGTTAAGTGATTATCTACAATGGCTTGTAAAGCGTTGTTAATGTCTTGTATTGTCTGCATTCATCTTAATGTTTTGAGATACTCGAACGTCTTTCTCGTATGATAGGAAGGTCAGTACATCTTCTATATACAATTCTGTTACACCCTGAATACTTAGAGGATTTTCATTTGCTAGTTCGTAGATAGTGGCGTACCATCCCCACTTACTGTGAATTGTCTTGGCTTTTTCATCTGCATCTTTTCGTTCAAAGAGCGTTGCATAGTGATGGCTAATTCCTTTTCGATGTTGCAAAAAAAAACCAATGCTCCTATAGCTACGTCCATCTTCAAGTTAAGCATTTCTGCTTTCCTTTCCTTGCTTGGTAGGTATGTTTCTATCTCGTAACTATCATGGCGTTCAAGCACAATTGGTCTGTAAAGGATAGACATAATGATGTGCAAGTTCTCAAACATACCTTGATTGCAGTACGTATCAAGGTCTGCAAATTCCCCTACTGTTAGCGTTGTCCAATTAGGTATAAATCCGTACCACCTATCATTTAGCTTAACCTTGTTTTGTAATGGCTGCTTCATAGTGGAAGCGTCAGGGTCAGAAATAAACCACGCAAGCATTTCACCTGCTTTTTCTATCTCGTGCCATTGAGCATTTTGGAGCGTACCAGGCTCTAAGCCTCCCAAACATTCTATGGCTAAACGAACTGACTCATGAGCATTCATGGATTTCTCGTATGCTTTCCACACGTTTTGATACTGTTCTATGGTTATCTCGTGGTAACCTTCAGGTAGACTTACTTTCATCTTACGTAGTATGTACGGTTTCTATGTGCTAGTTTATTCAGACAACAGTATCTAACAGCATCGATGCCGTGATTCCATTCGTCACGTGGATGTGGAAGTATACGCCCATCCCGATCTGTATTCCACTTGTAGTTTCTAAACTCTTTCTGCAAGTTCAAGCTGTCTGACTTGATAAACAACTTGTGCCTTCTCATTATGTCAATGCCATTGCGTATGCTGTCTGCTCCTTTACGTGCAGGCTTCACGTTAAAGTTCATGCGCGATAACTCGGTAATGCTTTTTGGTTCTGCGCTGTCTGCAATAATCTCATCATGCCTCCCTATATCCCATGTCTTAAACTTCTCTCCTAAATCTTGGTTGGTGAGTCCTCCACTGTATATCAACTCCTCCATGTACAACTCATCCCCCCTTTGACTAACTCGAACTAAGGCAGCAGGGTCAGCGGCAAATCCAAAGTCTAAACCGTAGGCTATGTGCTTTGCGTTCTCTGGCAGTTCATTGTAGACGTGCGTTTGAAATATAGTTTCCTTACTTATGCCCCTTTCCCCTAGTCCATAGATTCTCCAATAGTTCTCATCTGTATCCTTCAGTCTTTCAATCTCATCTATTACCTCCTTGTTTAGAAACGGATTGTCGAGGTAGGTAGACTTAAAAAAGTCGCAGTCATCCCTAGGTATAACCGTATCATAAATCCAATGAAACTCTTCTGACGGGTTAAAGTCTATGAATATCTTGTACAGGCAGCGCATAGAAATTTGGATAAAAACTTCTTTCTGTAACTCTGTACACTCATTGAGAAAAACGAAGTGGTGTTTAGCACCTCTGAATTTGTCAGGCTGATCGGCACTTATAAACTGAACCAGGTTGCCAAATAGATTGTATGTGTTCTCGGTCTTGTTGTGGTGTTTCTCTTGATACCATCCTGCCTCCTGTATGATATTAAAGAAGTCACGCATGACACTAGCACGAAGCGAAGGAAAACTTCTGCGTATAATCGTAATGGTAAACTGTGAGTTTTGGTACGTGTAACACCACTCACATAGGCAATGAAGCACCGAGTATGTCTTGCCACTTCGACTACCACCTTGTAAGCAAACGATACGCGCCTTGCTGCCCTTTACATCGTAGTACGCTTTGGGCTGTTTCACGTAGTCAGGTTCTCTTCTTCTTGGTCTGTCCTATCCAATACCTCATCAAACCACGAAGGGGGCTTAGAAGCCTCTAAAATCGTTACGTCAGTTTCTACTTGCTTAGGCATGAAGTATGGCATTAAGCTGCTCAAAGCCTTTAGGTATTTCTCGTCGCTGTTCTCACGCAATATGCCTAGTGAATTTCTGATATTATCCATCTCGCCTTCCATGACCTGCACAAACAATTCTCGTGCCTCACTAGAAATTTTGCCCTTAGCACCTTTTGGTCTTCCGTTAGGGTTTCCTGATTGTCCTTTATCGTACTTAGCCATGTCTGTTTTTTTCTGTTATTTACAGAGGTTCGAGTCCAAGAAGGGTTACTTCTTTAGTTCGTACTCTTTGATAGATTCAAATATACGATGTGCTACTTGTGGCACTATGGCGTTTCCGAATCCTTTGATGCTTTCGCTTCTCCATTTTGGAATGGTAATACCGTCCAATTCTTGGGGAAGCCCATCATCTCCTCCACAAATAGGGGGGACAGTTGGGAAGTTTTCCCACCTACTTTGTACTTCGTCGCTACCCTGTCTGATAGGTTGTTCTTCCCTCGGTCTATTGATGCGTTGGCTTTTGCTTGTTGCGCTGTTGGTGTGGGAAGTAACTGATGTATTTGGGTTGCCAGGTTGGGCATCGTTGTTCCGTTTGGGTATTTCTCCATCCTTGCTTTGAACTTCTCCAAGTCGTGAACTGGTTCTGATGTTGTC